GAAACCTCACATTAATTGGATTATATTTCTGTGAGTCGTAATATGATACTTCTTGGATTAGAAATAGCTTTAATTATACCCTCGACCGTCATCGGGTATAAATTATTACGATCATGTTGGACGCGTCACAGTGTTAGGTCGCGTCTGACTGATCTGACCGCAAAACGGCCCTCGATCGAACCAGAGGAGTTGCGGTCAGTGTTTTGCGATATGGAACTACCTGAGATGGGGCATGCCCTAAATCATTCTCATGGTTGGTCCGCTCGGATTCGTTCCCAAGCCAGTTTGTTTTGCTCTATCTTTGCTAAGACTGTGGGTATGAGCGCCTTCTATTACCAGAAATCTCGTCACGACGAGAGACTGGGAAGAGAGGGATCTCTCGAATACCACTGGATTACTGATTTAGCAACTAAACCTTCCTCCTTCGTCCGTAAACCGCACCAAATCATGGTTGTGGTTGATACTGATGAACATATCGACTTCCCAAAAATGGCTGCATGCCGTATGCAACCTTTCATACTGTTCACTTTCCAGCCTGGCGAGGCTGCCAAGAGCAAAGGAGATTATTCCTTCAGCTGGAATGATGATGGTACTGTCACTTATACTGTGAATGGCGGGTTTACCGTCAGACATAAAGTATGGGATTATGGAGTCGATTCATTTGTAACACACAGACGTTGGTGTGGTATACGTACTCGTACAGTGATGTATCGAGTTGCGTTAAGGCAGATGGATACAAACCATCAGTTAATCTTGATAACACCCGTAGCACGATGGATTTTTCCTTTTTGCTATTTTACCTCCTGGATAGAAGGTAAGGAGTTGGAATATCTGATGTTGGTTAACAATGGTTTCATTGAAATCGACCCAGTCTCTCATTATGGTGTTAAAACCAGTATTGCGAGAGTGGGAAATTTCACTTCTTGTTTGGTGGATAATGATAAAATTGATCACCTATCTGAAATGCATGAGGCTTCAAAAGTGGGCCTCACCCATATGCAGGTAAAATCAGTATTACGTTTGAAATCAGACGAGGAATGTAACTATTCAGCCCTTATCTTAAACTATATACGGAGTACTGTTCCCAAGAAACATCTAGTTTTCACAGGGGACTATACTCGCAGTTATCAGTTTAAGGATAATCGCGATGAATTTGACTTCGACGCAAAACCGTCATTGGTTTCATTCATGGACCCTTTGGTGGATGGAGCTTTTGCTCCTGCACAATGTAAAGGTAACAGACAGCAGGCTGTAACCAAACGCATTCTGGAAATACGTAGTAATGTAGGAATGTCGGCTATCGGCATGCGTTGGGCTGGCGAATTTACTAAAATATTCGTCGGAAACCCCAACGGGTTAGACCCGGTAGATTATGATGTCGTCTGGGACCGCCAATCACGACCTACGCAACGCCGAATCTTAATGGAGAATGATCTCGCTTATCCTAAAGACGAGAACAGTGCTTTCATTAAGAAAGAGGCTTACCAGAACATCAATGATCCTCGGATAATATCGACGATCAATGGTAATGTTAAAATGAGTTATGCTCGTTACATCTATGCCTTAGATGGCCAGTTGAAGAAATGTCACTGGTATGCTTTTGGCCAAACCCCGCTGAAAATTGCTGAGAGAGTAGCAACATTGTGCTCCAAAGCTTCCAATGCCGCTGAGACCGATTTCAGCCGCTACGATGGCAGAGTTTCGCAGGCCATGCGAATCTTTGAACGTATGTTAATGATGGAGAGTTTCAGGACTCTCCACCATTCTGAGATGCTTAAACTCATGCATTCCCAACATCATTTGTTGGCGCGCATGGAAGATGAATCTTGGAAAGGTGAATGGGAGAGATTATCAGGATCATGTGAAACTTCTGTCTTTAACACGATCGGAAATGCTTTCATTGCTTTTTGTACTTTTCGTAGTGATGGAAAATCACCTCAGGAAGCTTGGAATGCCCTCGGTATGTATGCTGGGGATGATGGGTTAACAGCTAATGTCGATCCGAAACGCTATGTTCGCATGGCGGCTCGGTTTGGACATAAGCTGACTATAGACATTCATGAACGTGGAGATCTTGGGATTAAGTTCCTAAATAGATGCTACAGTCCGGATGTCTGGTATGGGGATATGAATAGTTGTTGTGACATTATGAGAGCTGTCTCTAAATTTCACACGACCACACCCATGCCTAGCACCGTCACACCAGTTACAAAACTGCAGGATAAAGCGTTAGCTTATTGGTTGTCTGACCGTAATACACCAATACTCGGAGAGTATGTTACGGCTGTGGTACAAATGATGCCACATACACATGTCTTTCGGAACCTATGCTCTAAATGGGATGCTAGGTTCTCTGAGGACGAACAATATCCTAACGAGAGTTGCTCATGGATGGACGACGTCCTTCTAAAACAATTTGATCCGGAGACATTGGGAGAATACTTCGAATGGCTCGGTAAACCACACCGAACCATAGCAGATTTTCTCAATCCTCCGACAATAAAATACATTGACCCGACGCCCCATAAAACGGACGCCGTCTTGGTTGATGATATGGTTGTAGAAGCCGTCGTCTCTGACGTTAAAAGAAAACCGGCGCCCAAGGACAGGGCGCGTGGACTGGGGAAGAAGCGAGAGATGCCGAACCGCCCCCGGGCAGCAAAGAGTCATGCCCGAGGTCCCAAAGAACAACGGAGCTAAGATATTTGCTCTGGTGAAATGATGGAGTTTCCATAGGTACACAAATCCCTATTATAACACCGCTCTACTCGGGGTAACTATGCGTGAAGCTG